CTTTATACTTATGTATACCACCTGCATTATCTATCTGCCCTTGTACTATCTCCTTATTAGGGTTAAATCTGTCAACTGTTTGAAACCCTTCTGGGTCTACTTTACCCTGAGAACCATCCCAGTTATTGTATACCACATATTTACCGTTATAATCCTTATCATCTTTCTTCCCTAATCGTACATTTTTAGATGGTATAGCTTCAATTGATGATACCTCTCCTTCTAAATTATAGCCCACACTTAAAAAAGCATTATTGTGTTTCCTGTATTCCCTCGCAAGTGTTCTAATCACATCATTTAAAGAGTGACCTTTCTTATTTACTATAATGTGACCGCCTTTGACTCCTTTACCCATAATAGCCTTAGAAGCTTTATCTATGCAATTTTTAGCAGTTACACTAGTAGAGATGAGATATTCCATAGTAGAAGGGTAGGAATTATCCTTACCCCAGTTATACACCTCATTTCTAAGGTCTAACTTAGCTTCTAGTAAGCTGTTTTTAATCTCTTTGAAATACATTTTCATATCTATGCTTCTTTATATTTAAAGATTTCAGTTATAAAATCTTGTTTAGAAGTTGCTTTAATGTTGGGATATTTCTCCCTTAATTCAGGCATCTTCATCTCTTTAAGTATCTCTCTTTCTACTTCCTGTTCAGTAGTATCTTCAAATTCCTCATCTTTACCTTCTACCATTTCTTTCCAGTTCTCAGGGTAAGCTTCAAATACTTTTATTCTGTCTGGGTCTATCTGTAAAAAATCGATTGCTAATTCATTGGTTATAATGTTATTATTTATCGTTTTGCTAGATTCTTTTGATAATCTGTAGTACCCATTATTCTTAATTCTAAAATCACTCATGTTATAATGTTTTTTTAAGTTAATTATCATCTCATTTAAAGATGAAGGACAGCTAACACATACCTCTCTACCTAACTCTTCCTTATAAGCACCTACTAACCCTCTTAGATTTTCCTGTTTAGTCATTAAGTGAAATGGTAATTCTAGTATGTCTTTTATATCCATATTATTTTTATGTTAAGTGTATATAGATTAAGCAGTGTAAAGGGTTAGTTTACCTGCTTAATCTCTATACATATTTTGTTGTTATTATACTACTGCTGTGAACAGTGCGTCTACAGTGTCCTTACTAGTACTGTAAGATGCTTCAGAAAAAATATTGAAAGGATATTCCTCATATTCTCCCTCTTTTGTACTAAGAGTAAACAAGATAGAACCCGAATTTTCATTAGTATTAGTAGTCATCTCTGATAATTGAAGTCCTGTTTCAATCCCTAATACTTTAAAAGCTTCCTCCTGGTTTACACCTTGGTATTTAGATTCATATACTACTACAAATCTTCCTTCTTTTAGTTCCTTAGCTGCTTTTGCATTACTTAATGAACTTGTAGCCATTCTACCCATAAAAGAGTGAGAGAACCCATCTATATCCTCTTCATTTGGGCTAAATTGCCCGCTAGCTGATGCTAGTTCTTTATACCACTCTATTTTATAACCTGTAGTACCATCTTTTAAAGTTAAGTTTGAAATTGTAGCACCATTCTTAGTAGTAGCCCCAAAATCAATATCTTCAAAGTTGATAATTACAGCCCTCTGCCCTGCTAAACCTCTTTTAGGTTTGTCATCACAGTTGAAGCTTATATCTCCTGATAATTTATTTATGCATGTCATTGTTATATCGTTTTATTTTAGATTGAAAGGGGAATCCTTTGACTCCCCTGTCTATCTTGTTGTTATTATACTAATGTGAATTCTACTATTTCACCAGCGTTTTGGATTGTTACACCTGATTTAGCTTTAACTCTTAAATAAGTCTTATCAGAAGTCTTATCATACCACATATCAGCTACTTCAGACTCATTTTCTAAGTCAGAACCTACTATGAAATTCTCACCTACAGAAGCTACTATTCTGTTAGTACCATCTAACCCAATTTGTCTTTTAAGCATTGCACCAGAACCACCTATTCTTAACACACCTTCATCATGTTCAGGCGTGTAGTGGTATAGGTTAGCATCTTTAAGTGCTTGGATGTATAAGTCAAATACATCATCTCCTACTAAGATTGAGAATTCTTTCTTTCTCTTTACTTTTGCAGGTGCAGCACTTCTTACATCCTCTACTATACTGATTACATTGCTTTTATTGATACCAGTAGCAACTGTGATACCTGCTGTATTACCATCAATTACATCAGAAGATGCATCTATCTGCTTCAGGAAACCATCAAATAAGTTGTTTACACCTCCTGCTGTATCACCTTGCCAGTATAATTCATCTAATTGTTCTGCAATAGAAGATAATTTAGTGTCTACTAATGCTTCCTCCCATTCTTTAGGGGTTTCAGCGTTATTAGAACCTGGTGCTAGTACTGTATTTGGGAATTTATTTTGTAAATCATCCTGACAGAACTCTTCATATACTGTGAAATTCTTTACTGTCAAAGTGACCAATTCACCTGTACTACCACCTGAAGGGGTTGCACAGCTACCTGATTGGATTGTAGCACCACCTGAAAAATGTGGTACTTCAGTTGAACCTTTAACACCACTCATATAACGTGCAAATTTTGCCACGTCACCTCCTGCAAATAAAGTTGCAGTTAATACTTCGTTTTCTCTACTTATGTAATCTGAGAAATTCTCTAAATTGTAAGCCATTTTTTATCGTTTTTTTTTTGTTTTTAATTATTTTGCCTTTCTCTTTCTAAGGGCATTGGTTAGTGAGTTCCCGTTTTTGGAATTACTCTTATTGTTAATCACTGGTTCATTGTCTAATTCTGAACCTATCTCCTTTCTCAAAGCTTTTATTTCAGCTTGAAGAGATTCCTTCTCTTCCTTATTTTCAGCCTTGATTTCACTTAGAATAGAAGCTTTGAATTCTGTAAGCATAGCCTTGTAGTCTACTTCATCAGCATTAGCTTCTGCATCTACATCAGTAGCATCCTCTTCTTCTGGTGCAGGTATAATCTCTTTTACTTCACCATCTTCTACTATTACTTTACTTCCATCAGGCATCAGAATTTCTCCTTCTCTACCATCTACTTTACTTCCTACCTCTGGGGTCTCATTTTCATCCAGTTCTGGGAAGCTTACTTCCTCACCATTAGAGTCCTGTAATACAAGTGCTTTTAGTTTTGTATTTTCTTCCTGTGAACCACCCATGAACTCAGCAAAGGCTTTTAAAAATTTTTCTGTTTTTGTCATAATTGTACTTTTTTCATTTTCTTTTATTAATTCATCATTGTAGTATGCCACAGCTTTAAGTGATGAGTATGTACCAGTAGCTATACCCATTTCTGTAGCTTCCTGTGAACTCAGGAATGTTTCATTATCTAGAAGTCTTCTTACCGTATCTTCATCTACACTCATATATTCGCTGTAGAACTTGGTGAAGTTGTCTTCTATCTCTTTTAATTGTCCTGATACTGCTTCAAAATCTTTGGAACCACCTGCCATTTGACCCCAAGGCATATGAATCATAAATCTGTTTTGTCCTTCCTCTAAAAGCCTTATGTCGCCTGCCATAAAGATTGAAGCTGCTATACTGTAAGCCCTTGAAGCCTTGGTAGTGACAGGTAATTCGAGGTTTCTCAAAAATTTGAATATTGAAAGACCCGTGTCAACACATCCACCTTGTGAGTCTATAATCACTTCTACCTCTGTAGGGTTCTTATAGCCTTTAAACTGCCTAATAACCCCTAAGAGAGTGGCTTCCTCACCTACTACACCCTGAATGTTTATAATTGCTTTCATAAATGTTATCTATCGTATACTACTATATAGATAGATTCTCTCTATTTTTGCAATAAGTGAAATTTGGATTTCAGGTATTAAAAAACCCCCACAAATTAATGTGAGGGTCTCAGATAAGCTAACACACTACCTATAAATTCATTGGTATTAGAAAGGGGTGTAGACCATTCAGAACTACTCCACAGCTTACAGCAGGGTTCTTGCCTGCCTTAGCATATGCAAATGCATATTTTTGAAAGTCTATCCCAGTTCCTATTTGCATGGCAAATTTTCTATATGATTTTGAGAATAGCCACTCTATATAAGCCTGTGTATGTAAGTGACCTTGAACTACAGGCTGTTCTTCACTCTTATATTTTGTTTTAGCAGTACCACCTTCTCCATGGAAGTATAGAACATCATCTATCTCAGCTTCTACTACAAATACCCATTTCGGTGTATGAAGGACCTCTTTGTAATCTTTAATCCAAGCTTTTGGTACTCCTCCTGAGAATGCTTTCCGAAAACTCATCCTATCATGGTTACCTATGATTACAGTAGCCTCTGGGAAGGCTTCATAGTATCTATGTACATGTCTTATAGCTTCATCCAGTTCATCTCCTCCACCTAATCCATCAGGGTCAGTGTTATGATATGAGGAATAGTGATTATCTACTAAATCACCGATAAAAACTACTTTATTGCAGCTGAAATCATTGTAAACCTGTATACAGTGGTCTAAATACTCTGGTAAGTCAAATGGTGCATGTAAATCACCTATCACTAATACTCTGTTTTTACCCTCTTCATACATAATGGGGTTATTCACTGTCTCATATACTACCTCATGTTCAGTAGTAGTCTCGTGGAAGTCTCTTATTTGTTTTATGAGTCCTCTTTCTTTGTCAGTGACTCTTATTACATTATTTTTTGTGTGTGGGTTGTTATTCATTTTCATAATATTTACTTTTTTATCTTATTCCATTTGTTTAATGGACATTTTTCATTATTAACTCTTATCTTTGCAGGTATATAACAGCTGCATTTATCACATGTATAGCCTTTTATTTGTTTGGTCTCAAAATCTGAATCAATTACCTCTAGCTTACTGTGAAATGTTTTGAAAGGGCAGGTTTGACAGATATTAGCCCTTTCCTTCTGTTCTGGGGAAAGGGGGTCTCCTTTAATCAGGGACCCCATCCCTTCTAAAATGTTTATTATTTTCATATTCATTAATTAGTCTTTAGAGGTCAGTATATAATACACCCCTACTACTACTATAAATGGGTCCCATACATAGACTGTAAAGGTTGCTACTATCATTAACCAGATAATAGGGTGTATTTTAGGTAGTTTGAAATTTTTCATAGTTGTTTAGTTTAAAAATGTGTTAGTTATGTATTTGCTTATCACTGGGAACATATTATCATCATTACATTCCAGTACTTTGAGGTATATATTTATGGATAAATAAGAAGGTTTATCTACTTCTATACTTTCTTTCAGGTTCACCAAGGCATTTAGATAAGTCACACATTCAAAAGAGTTATTTATATCCTCTTGAATCTGTTCTTTTATCTGGTCAGGGTCAGCACCTATATGTTCTTTTAGACACCCCATTCCAGAGAAGTCTATTATGTAATTATTCTTTATTATTTCCTTTATCTCTATATTCATCTTATCGTTTTATTTAGATTCCCTACTATTTTGATTATCATTCTGGTACTGATACCAAATTGCCTACATAATTTATCATATCTCTCTGTCTTACTCCCTTGAAGAGAGTGAAAGGTTTCAAAGATTTCAAGGTCTCTCACTATTTTAGGAGTGGTTAAATCATTTTTGATGAGTTTTACTACTACATCAATATTCCTATTTACGAGTTCATATTTTGTCATTATTTTTTTAATATTTTTCTAATGGTTCTGATTGAATTAATCATGTGAAGTTCTTTATAAAGTTCAAGTATTTCCTTTTCAGTGAACCCATCCTCATAGTATCTCTTCTTAATGAACCTCTCTATTTGTGAAGCCTGTTCTATGTTCTTTGTATAATAATCTCGATTACCTATCTGTGTTTGAAGGTCTGATTCATCCTCTAACAGGTCAGCATAAGTAGTAGATTCGCCATCTTCATCCCTAAGTGTATTATCTAGGCTTATATTTTTAGTAAACTTCTCTACAAATGTTCTCATCCTTCTAAATACTGCCCTACTTACATATGTCTTGAATGAAGCCCCTTTCTCTGGGTCATACAGTTCATCAGCCCTTACTAGAACTAAAAAACCCTCTTGTATAAGGTCATCTCTAAATCTCAGAGGGAATGCTTCTGAGATGTCTTCTAATAGTGGTATATATTGCGTTAAGTCTCTCATTTTATTGGTTTCTAGTCTTTCTTTTATATTTTTCATTATGCTGATATTCTTTCTGTTATTTGGTATATTATTTTTTGAAGGTCTTTAGCTGATTCATTGCCAAGGGCTTGTATAGCTTCTTTCAATGCATCTTGGTACATATCACTATATGACCATATATATCCTGCATGTGTCTTTATTTTACCCCCACAGCATAAGCTTATACCAGAAGTAGATACTCCTTCTATTGCTTCCTTAGCTTCATTAGTGGTTCTGAATACGTTGATTATATTTAATGTGTCTTTATCGTATTGATATACTCTTTTACTCCTTCTTATATTTACCCCATTATGCCTAAGGTTCTCAGAGTATGTACACCATTGTAGATTGTCTATGTGATTATTAGACTTGTCTTCATCAATATGATTGATAATAGGGTATTTATACTGTGCTTTAAAGGTCTCCATTACTAGTCTGTGGACATTTCTAGTAAGAGAACCAAAATCATTTCTAATACAGACGTTTAAATAACCTCTTGAAGTAGTTCCTTGTTTAAGAATTCTACCCCCTATTTCTACTTCTCTACCCTTTACATCTGTAATTGTTCTCAGTAAGCTTCGGACTCTCCCAAAATTGCTTACTTCGTAATTTGGGTAGCCTGAAATTTCCTTCCAAACTTCCTTTGTTTCATTTTCTGTGTGTGTGTTAGTCATCATAGTCATAATATTTTTAGTTTTTAGTGGGTTTTTTGCAGTTACCCTCTGCCTTGTTATTCATTAAAGTGTAATATTTTAAGTTATTTTTAATAAGTTTACACATCTACTTATAATATAAGGGATAAGCCAAGATAGTCAAGACAGTCAAGACTAAAACTCTCTATATCCCTTGTTATCTATATATAAATATGTAGCTATTCCCTAAAAGTTATATTTTGTAGAAAAAATTTTTACTTTTTTTTCAGTACCCTTGTGAATTCGCCAAAATTAGGATACCTTAGGTAGGTGTGTAAAGCTAATCAGTATGTAAAAGAACTCTCATTATTTATATTGGTACAAATATAAGCATTTATTATATAATATCCAAATACTATAAGATATTTAAATGGAAAAAGCTTTTTTATCATAGCTGTTTTCGTTATAGCAAATATACGCATTTAATACATACCTCCAAAATTTGTTAAGGAATCCATCACTAATAGTGTTTTTGTAAAATGTCGCTTAACATTGCTTCTATACTAGTAAAAACAACATTCATATTTTAAACGTACATTACATCTATGAATCAGTTATTTTTTTTAGTTTTTTTATGAATTCGGGATTGTCTTGAAGCTTACTTATACCCCTTGTATACAGTGCATTAATGGACTGGTTAGATTTATTATATTCCTCAGATAATATTTTGTAGGGAACTACATTATCCAGACCTATACCCATTCTTTTAATTACAATATCACTCCACATCTCTTTCTTCAAGCTATCTTTTATCAATTGGATTAGTTCATCTTCAATATCTCTGTGTTCTGTCTCATCATCAGCTGCTAGGGTGTTCTCAAAATAATCCACATCATCACTACTTCTAATCATATCAGTGAATACATTACAAATAGTATTGTTTTGACTGATAGGTATTGAAATGATGTCCTTATCAGTTATTTTACTGTGGTTATTTAGTATTATCATATTATTCCTGATAGCATAAGAAGCAAACTGCGAGAACCCATTATTACCTCTATCTCTATCATAGCACTTGTAAGCCTTATACAGCCCCTCTAAGGCATAACTAATAAGATTAGATGTACTATGTCCAGTAGTGTGAGAAAACTTACTCACTAGCATCAGAACCATTGCAAATTGGCTTCTAATTATCTTATCTTTGTTTTTTTCTTTATCATTGAACATGTTTTCAAGTTCTTTTTTTGATATACTGATGTGGTTTTCTCTTAAATATTTGTATTCTCTGTCTTCCATTGTTTCTATTTTAATATAAATAGTCTCAAAAGGCTAAAAAGTCAAGAGATTTAAAAATATTTCTAATGAAAAAACCCCCACAAATTAATGTGAGGGTAAAATCTAAAATATGAAAAACGTATTTAAAAGCCTTCTAAGCCACTTGCAGTCTCACTCTGGTCTTCTTTGAACTCTTTGAACTCTTTCTCTATCTGAGTTAAGCTTTTAATGGTCATTGTAGCCATTATAGAAGTTCCCGTGTAATAAAGGTGAACTACTTTGCTGTTATCAGGGGATAATAGCATCAAACCATAGGCATAATTATTTCTCTCCCAGTAATGGGGGTACTTCCAGTTTTCATTTTCTAAATAAACTTCATAACCTTTCTCTAGAAGCACATTAGCTGTTTGTTCTAACGCTAAAAAACCTGCCTGACCAGTGAAGCCTTGACCATAATAATCATTACCTATAAAGTTTACTCCTACAAGAGAGTTATCATCAGCTTCAAATGATGCTTTACTCTTGAATACCTGCCATTTAATCTCCTTTCCGAAGTATATATCCTTATACCTCTTTTTGTTCTTCTTTAACTCTCTCATAGCTTCTGATGTGGTCATACCTTCAGTGAAGCCCTTATAAAGTTGAGTTTGACCCATTGTAATAATGGACATTAGCATTGTTATAATAATCAGTATTTTTCTCATAATTTTTTATTATTTTATATATTAAATTTAGCTGAATACTTCTGAATTATAGTTTAGTGTCATTTTTTTCAATGCTAATTTTTTTTCAAATAACTCGACAAAATAATTGAAAAACATATTGAATGAATAATTGTCACAAATTTCAGCATAATCTTTATCTATCTCATCTACATCACCATCAATCTCATAACCTTTCATTATCTCTTTGGTTTGAGAATGACTTTCAATAATGTGGTCATATTCCTCATCAGTGAATGCATTATATTCCTCTCTTCCATCAAAAGGTATATCAACTGCACCAGTTAAAAACTTGATTGAATCACTGTTTAACCATTCGTTTACTTGTTCTGTTTTTGTCATTTCTTCTGTTTTCATAATTTCTCTTTTTTTTTATTTATTATTCATTATTTCCCGTCTGAGGCAGTTGTCAAGTAATCCTTGATAACTCTTTTTTTTTTATTTTTGTTTGGTACAAAACAACTTTGATTATTCACCTCTAATGTTATCTTAACGTTATGTCTTTTTAATAAGTTTACACAAAATTGAAAAAATATATAATTAAGCAGTTGTTTTGATACCCATTTTAGACGCTTCAGCATTCATCACCTCTCTTACTATCTCTTCATCCTCTGGATTGCAGTATAACGCATCAAAACAATATGCAACTTCTATGCCATCTCCTAATAATTCTTTTATAACATTGGTCATTAGCGTAGTTTCATCAGTAAATAACCTCTTTGAAGTATCTTTATGCGGTGCATCCTTCTTGTTCTTAGGTTCTCTTAGCTTCTCTATCTTTAAGTAATGCATCATATTAGGTTCTTTTTGCATATAATAAGCATGAAGTTCTTTGTGATTAGTAACCATATCCATCCACTTCATATTGAAATAAGATAAATGGGCTTTTTTCACTCTACTTCTCTTCTGTTTATAATCTACATCAGCAGGTTTAACCCCATATAATTCTTGGGCTACCTTATCATGGGTAATCCCTTCTATATTGAAACCTCCATACTTAGCCTGTGTAGCTATATTTGGGTGTAAGCAGCTATAATCACATTCTACAATAGGTCTACCATTCAATTTAATCAATGGTCGAAGCACCCTTGGCATCATATTGAAATTATCATAGACTCTACCACCTGAATTCCCATCTTTTACAATAGGTGTTTTAATGGTATCTCTTACCTGTTTGAATATTTCTAGATACTCATGGACAAAACAGTACTTTTTAGGGTCATAGGAAGCTTCTTTTTTGCTGTGACCCTTGGGTATTTCAATCAGTAGCTTACCTTTCTTATTTCTAAATGTTCCTACAGAAGCTACCTCTCTCAGTTTTGCTAGTACTTCCTCCTCAGAAGGGAATGTAAGATAATGAGATATTCTGAAACTGTTTCTACCTATTTCTGAACTAAATAATCTCTTCATATTTTCGTTGAAAGTACCAGTTCTCTTAGCCCTTACATATCTCGTTTCGAGTGTGTAAGTCTCTTTACCACAAAAGAAATACTTCTCAGTAAGCCTAAATTCTGTGGACCTTACCCCCTTAACATATCCTCTATCAGATTTCTCAATAATATTATGTTTGATTAAAAAATCCTGTACCCTCTTATATTGACTCATCTTCTTTCTAGATTCCTCTGCATTAATTATTTTGTACCCTAATGAGGTCATATAGTCAGTAGCTTTCTCAGCTATAATGTGCGTGGCTTTGAAATTATCCAAATACAGATAACAAAGTTCAGTGGCAGTATCTACATCAGGATGAATAAGCTTCAAAGTCTTCTTATCCTTCTGAACTAACCATTTAAACTTAGCGTTTATTTTGTTCTTTGGTATTTTTACGGTGTGTTTCGCCCCTTGTAGTATTGATATTTCTTCTGGGGTTAAATCGTATTCTTCTGTGTAGTAGGCTAATAGCCTTAAAAATTCATTTTCTGTCTTCATTTTTGTGTGAAATTATTTGGGTATTCAGTTATTATTCTGGGTAGTTTAAACTTCTACCCAAACCCCCAAAGAAGCTATCTTCAGGGGTTTCATCTCTCGATGAAGAAGTGATTTAGGAATCAGGGTTTACTCCCTCTGTTCTTAGTGTAGCCTTTAAATTCTGCCAAAAACTTTAATAGGTTTACACTCATTTACTGGCAAATATACAATAAATATCTAGATGTTCCAAATTTGTTAAATCTCATTTTTACCTGAGAGGAATTACTCCATAGCTGTATTGAAAATCTTTATTCTATATATTAACTTTCAAAAGTCAAAAAAATCATTGTTTTTGTAATCCTATTACTTCTAAAAACAATACTGAGATTAAATATAGCGAAACCTCTTTTTTTTTGGCTTATCATCTATGTTCTGTCTAAATCATCTAATACTATCTTATTATCTATTATATAAATATGTAGAATTATAGTAAAGTTCTAATTAATTTATAATTATTTCAATATTTATATCTAATCATCATTTATGTTGTAATATCTATAATATCTTATAACCCTTACCAGAACTACCTTTAACCTCATTTGATACCCTTTTTTTTAGATAGAATTCTCAAAGAACATTTAATCAATTTATCTATTAAATCTAATTAATTAAGTAATTTCAATATTTATCTATATCTATATAAATTTATATATTTAATATTCATCTAATCTAAGTATTATCTATATTAAATTATATATCTATCATCATTTATGTTGTAATTATAGAATACAGTATAAGCCCAGTAATAGTATACACTTAACCCATAATTACCCTCCCTTTTTTAGACAGAATTCTCAAGGAATATATTATAATAGTAGGAAAACACATAATAATGTTTTAAATTCATTATATATTTGCACTATGGTAATCTGTAATACACAAAAAGAATACACTCAGTACATAGAAGAGACACTGAAAAGGTTAGAATCTATTAGTGCTAAGACTTCTGGTACTTATAACAATACCAGAACTATGTATAGACCTAAGCCAAAGAGAAAGAAGATAAGTAACCAGATTGAAATGTCATTCTAATGTTAGACTTATTTGGAAACACTGATGAAGTAAAGACCTCTAATAATTTCAAACCTGTTAGGGGTTATGAGGGGTTATATGCTGTCACTAGAGAGGGTAAAATACTTTCACTACCCAGAACATACAAGATGTGGAATGGTGCTATTAGAAGAACTCCTAGAAGGTATATCCAAACAAAGAACAGAGGTAATCATAGGGAAACCGAATATGCTGTATTATCCAAAGAAGGTAAGAAAACATATCACAAAGTAGCACACATAGTAGCTGAAGCTTATATACCAAACACTAATAACTATTCTGATGTGATTCATTTAGATGAGAATGGAATGAATAATAGAGTATCTAACCTTAAATGGATACCCTAACACCCTCTCAGGCTTTAATATAGAGTCATACAGAGACTTTCTATTAAAATCTATATACTTATACCACAAATTAATTAGACTCTCTTAGAAGCTATTTAAATGCTATTAGAAACAAAGAACCCCACATAAGTAAATATATAGGGTAAGGATGTCTACAAATGTAAACAGCTACTTCATAAGTATTATTTAACGTGGTTAGCTATCTTATCATAAATATCATTAAGTTCCTGCTGCTTTATTCCCAGATACCTTCTGGTGATTGAAGCTGATGTATGATTAAAGAGTTCTGAGAGGTACATTAAAGCCCTGTCTGATTGATTATCTACATTCCATACCATTCTACCAAATGTCTTTCTAAGGCTATGAGAAGTGATGTCAGACCCCTTAAAGTATTTCTTCATTAACCTGTTAACCTGCTGTGTAGAATAAACAGAACCTTTCTGAGACCTAAAAGCATAGAATTCACCTTTCTCATCTTCAAAGTATTTGAGGGCTTCATGTATGTTTATATTCACTTTCATAGTTCTATTCTTACCTGTCTTACCCTCTTTGATAGTGAGTACATCCTGTCTAAGCTGATTGAATGTGAGGTTCAATAGGTCTGATATTCTTAACCCTAAATTAGTTCCTGTGACTATGAGTAATCCAAAAACTTCATTATCACCACCTCTGATGAGTTTATTCCCCACTGTTTGTGCTTTATCATAATCTATATAAGTACTTCCTGTCATATTCTCTATTTTAATGATTATTTACAGCAAATATAAAACATTTCTGAACATTATACAAGAGAACAACGGATTAATTTACTATAAACACAGGGAATGTTCACTTATATCATTTCTGAACATTATTTATTTTGCTTAAAAAACTTTGTTATTTGCTTTATATATTGTATTTTTGTAGTGTGTGAAGTTATTCGGTACGAATAATATTAAAAAGCCCTGTGTGTAGCCAAAAGCATTCAGGGCTTCTTTTTTGACCCCATTATTAAACTAAATCTTAGTGGAAGGGTATCTCAAGGGGGTTTTTCAAGGTTTTTTCAAGGTTCATTCATAACTATCTACCCATTTAAACCACTCTCTATCAATAATATACAGGGGTATTCTACTATATAATTAACTACTTACTTAACCACTTACTTAATCCTTATCATACCCCTTATCTTTAGCCTGTAATAAATTGCTTTGTTGAAGTGTTTTTATTAGCCCCTTATTACTATCAATTAAATGAGTTATTTCACCCCTTAGATATTTTATCTCTCCTGTTTGTTCTTCTAGTCTTTTTTGAAGCATTGGATATTCGTGTATTATTTTCTGTAATAGTTGATATTCCTCTTCATTGAATTCCTCTGTTATTGTTTCTGTATTGTTTTCTTCTGCGGAATTATCATCTTCTTTTTGAGTCTTCTTTTTGAATCTTCTTTTTGCTTCCTCTTCTATTGGATTTTTCCACTGATTAAGAAGTGTTTTAGGAATGATATAACTCTTTCCCTTCTTTTTGAGACCTTCTTTCTTACACCTCATTGTCACTGCCCTTGTAGTGATGTTTAGTTCTTTAGATGCTTCTTTTACTGTATACATAAGGAAGTATTTGGAAGCAAAGATAGAGAACTTCTTTTTAATTACTTCTTTTTGTTTCCTTTTACTTCTTTTTGAATACTGTTTTATACTTGTTTTTAAGCCCTTATAATTGACCAAGCTATATATAACTATCATTTTAGTTGAATAATTGCTGAGAGATAAGATAGAGTGTATTTGTTTCTCCTTCTGAAATATTATGTTTTATACTTGTTTTTAAGACCTCTGGAATCATCTAATAGGCTAATAACAGGGGATATTTAGTAGTATATATATATATTTCTTTGTAGTCTGATTTTATGAATCTAAAAGAAATAAATTAGATAATCATTTTAAGAGGGTTTTAAGAAAGGTTTGTGAATTAATTGATATAGTATAACAAAATTACTATAAAGTCTCTCAGATTGAAGATATATAGGCTTAGGAAGAGGATTAGAGGTGTATTTTTGAGTCAGTCTGTAATAATTAAAAAATCCCCTACCAGAATTAACCAGTAGAGGACTTTTACATCACACATTTTCTTATATATTAAAATCTAGCCTTCTCTTGGATAGAAACTGACCTTTGTGATACTTCTGAAATTTCATCAACACCTACTATTGGATTAGGTAGACTTCTATTAGCTTCTGCCATTTTAGCCCCTAGTAAATCATAATCTATCAACCCACTTGGTCTAAAATCACCTATTGGACTACCACCTTCTGCCATATTCACAGCACTTAATAAACCACCATATTTAGCAGTAGATTTTTTATTTATCACAGCTTCATCACCTTCTAATTCACCATAAGGGGTCTTAATACCACCATTTGCATGAGAATTACCCTGTAATAGACCACCCTTAGCAAACCTTCTACCACCACCTGAATCCTGTTCTGTAGCTTTATTAATCTTCTGGAATCCTGCTACTGTTTGGGCTGCTATGGATGCTAATGATATACCCATCTGAATATTATTATAACCTATCCAAGGCATACCAAAAGTAAGAGGTGAAGCCGCCAAAGCCTTAGCATTAGCTATCTGAGTTTGAATGATTATTCTGGAAGCTGCTATACCTTTCTCAAATAAAAGTGCTGCTTTTTGTGCTGATGCATCTTCACCTACTAATTGATTTAGAAGTCCAGATAAACCTGATGCAATATTTAACCTAGCATTAGCTACATCTTCTCTCATTTGAAGTTCTTCCTTAGCCCTCTTCTCTTTATTCTTAGCCCTTTTTTCAGCATTCTTATCTTCTATATCAGTTAGTTTCTGTTGATACTGTTCTTCCAATAGTGCCATGAGTTCTTTTTTCTTCTCAGCATCTACTTTCATCTTCTCTATCTCTGCTTCATCCTCCTCTTTCTGCTTATCTAAGGCTAAAAGTTTTCTTTCTTCATCAGTCTCTAAACCTGCTAGATAAATTTCTTCCTCTAGTTGTGCCTTTCTAGCATTAAAATCTTCTATTGCTGCTAGTTCCTCTTCTGCTATTTGTGCTTCTTTAGCTTTCTCTTCATTCTTTAATTCCTGCTTAGCTATCTGGAATTCTTTCTCTGTTAAAAGTTCATTATCTCTCTTGTATTGAAGTAGTTCTAATTCTTGTGCATTCTTATCCTTAATGAATTGGAGTTCTTCCTGAGATGTTTTCTTTCTAGCTTCTGCCTTAGTTTCAAAGAGAGTTATTTCATCCTCCATTAGTTTAACTGCTGAATTTATAGCTTCCTGTTTAGCTTTCTTTCTAGCATCTGCATTAGCCTTTCTCTCAGCTGCTTCCTTATCATTAGCAGTCTTTCTAATTGCATTAAGTTTGTTTTGTGCTTCCTTTGTTTTAGATGCTTCCTCTTCAAGTGCTTCATCTATCTCTGCTAACTTTCTAGCTATCTCTGCCCTCTCCTCATCAGAGGTATCATTAGCCATCTGTTTTAATTTAAGAATACGGGCTTCCTGTTTAATTCTCTCTATGTTTCCTTCTGCTATTAATTGTTGTGCTGTTATTGCTTTCTTAGCTGCTTCTATTCTTTCCTCACTACTTTTGGTCTGGTCATCAGCTATTTTATTTTGTTCTTCAAATTCTTTTTTTAATTTGGATTGTTGAGTGATAAACTTAGCCTCAGTCTTAGATAGGTTCTGTTTTATAGTCTCTATTTCTTTACCTCTTCTAATAGCTTCACCAAATGACTTTTTAAGTTTTTCACCAGTAGATGCCATATCATTGAAAAAAGCTTTAATACCACCCCCAGAGAATAATTTAACTAGTGACGTACCTACTTCCTCAATTACACCTTTTATTTCACCAAATAATTCTTTAAGAGGTGTAAGAACCATATTCACCTTATTGATACCATCCTGTGTCTGGCTGAAGTAAGTTATCAAAGAACCTAAGGCTAATACTATAAGACCAATTCCAGTCGAAGCTAATGCTATTCTAAACAGTTTCATAGCACCAGTAGATTTACCTACTACAATAGCTGATAATCTTTGTGCTGCTGTCATAGCCTGAGTTCCCCTAGTGTATAATTCCTGTGTTCCAGTAGCTTCTAAGATTGAATCCCTATAATTACCTACATTCATCTTCTGTTTTACTTGTGCATCCTGATTACTTTTCATAAAATCAGTATTCTCATTAATCTTTGAATTAATCTCCTGTAGTGCTTTCTCTCCTTCCTCAGTGGTAGCATTTACATCTCTTCTAGCTTTCCTTAATGCCTTGTTATTTGCTTCTGCATCACCTAAGGACTTCACTTCTTTGTTTAGTTCAGAGGTTAACCCTTTGATAGCAGTAGATACTTCTCTGAGTGTTTTCTCTTGACTTCTATAAGTAGCCTTTGTTTCTTTTAAGTCTACTGCATTCTTAATGAATTGAGATGAGTTCTCCTGTCCAGATTCTTTGAGTTCTTTTTGGGCAGTTTGCAGTTTGTCCATTTGACTCTTAGTAGCTTTCATATCTGAAATTAGCTTATCTGTATTTATGCTTAGTTCTGCAATTTTTATAGTTTCCATTTTGTGATGTCTTTTTTTATTGGTTTATTTCTATTAGTACTCCTGAGGATAACTTCCCTCCTGCACTGTGTTTAATCTTATTTAGGTAGTAGTACTTCCCTGTTTGCTTTAAATACTTCAATTTGAATAGGTCTAAATCATGTACATCAATCAAACTGAGATTTAATGTGACATCTATCTCCTTGAATCTATTTATTACCAATTTGTAAGCAGGGTAATAAGTATCTAAGAAGTACTGCATACTCATGTTTTCCAGAGTTAAATAAGGGATTTCATCAGTTATATTGATTAGGTTAGCATCATTGAAGTACTGTGCAGAAAATGATTTATTTATTCTCTTTATCCTGAATGTTTTTATAGGGGAATCTTTCACTTTGATTACTTCCTCACCATCCTCTGTCTCTTTCTCCCAAACTGGGTGCAGGTACATAGTTTCATTCCTGTACTTTATACCAGTAGTAGGTATCTCATAAGGACTATCAAATAGGGATTTTTCAGGTTCTAGATTTTCATTATCTAAAAGAAGTGAACCATCATGTGTAGGTATTACTATATCCTCATGGTATGAGTAAGTAGCCTTGTTTTCTTTGGCATAAGGTACACCATACTTCTCCTTACTAACCCCATCCAACTTATCAGACCAGTCTTCAGCATTATTTTTATCAGTTAGTAAGTCCATAAACTGAATGAACTCATAACCATCTGTATTCTTAGCAGGTCTAAATATTAGACCGTATCTCTGCATTACATCCTTAATAAAGTCTACCTGAGGTAAATCTCCCATCATCTTATTAAAGTCTATCAGGAATCCTCCTGTGACCACTGAGATGCTTACAGAAGCTTCTACTGTATAGTTTACATTATAAGTAATATTTGAACTACCATCTTCTATCTCAGTCTCAGTAGGACCACTAACAAAACCAGTATCATTAGCTGTGGTAGTGATGTAAAATTCATCACCTGGTTCTACTGATAAATTCACCAGTAGACTGACAGAACTTTCCCCATGATTTAATACCTCTGATTTGATAGTAATATCATTCAGCACTGCCCTAATTGTATAGTAACCAGTAGTAGCTACACTGTAAGTAGTATCTATAAGTATTTCAGTACTCATAGTCTGATTGAATGTTATTACTCCATTACTTCCAAAAGTGACCCTACTATCATTGAATGTGGTATCAAAACCTAATGTATTGAATATTGTAAAAATAGGGGTATTACTATTTTCTAAATAAGAAGCTGTATCAGTATCATAACTACCAATAGAGTTGACAGTAGGTGTAATATCTTCCACTTCATATCCCTGAGGCGGTGTGACCACTTCACTTCTAAAATCTGTATTGTTTTCAAAGAATTCACCTGTATAATTTACATCTAATTCAGAGAATATCTTATCCCATAAAGTATGAGTATATACACTTGGAACTTGTCTTTCTGCCCTTATGCCACTTATGAACTCTTCATCAATAAAACGACCTAAGGCATAGATATAACCCTCTGTATTATCAAAGCTGTTTAAATAGTTAGCCCTTGACAGGTAGTGGTTTAAATCAGAATAGTCCAAAGTTGAAAGAGTTTTACCCTTCAATTTTTCAGCTATGTCTATCACCCCATCATAAATAACCACTTCATAGTGACTACCAG